CGTCGTTGTCGTTGTTGTCGTGGTCGTCGTCGTGAGGATAAAACATGAAGCTCAAATATTATTTAGTACCACTTGAAAAAGCCGCCGCGTGGCAGGTGGTGGGTGGGAAATACTCGACAGGAGAATCTGAAGTAAATAAACTTTGCGGTGAGGAGATGATAACTAATGGCGACCCAGACACGTGCATTTTTGACAGCAACTCCGAACGCGACAAATGGATCGCCGCTGTACATAAGCATCTAGCAGAGTGGGCGTATGGTAAAATACATGTATCACTAATGGAGGCTTGGGAAATAATGGAATGGTGCGCTAAAAACCACGCGGGGCAAATGAATAATTATAACATTTATAACTGGGGCGAGAAGTGGATGAAGCCGAGAGAGCCGAAGCATCTCGGTAATTTTCTGTGGGAGGTGTGAAGATGTCGTGTTATACAAAAGAACAATTAGAAAATATGCTTGAGGATGTTGTCAATACTCTTGATTTATCTCAAAATGTTATGGAAATACATGGGCAAATAGGCACGGCACCAGCAGAACTTGTTAAACTAGTATTACAAGAGAAGGACATAAAAATAAGAGTGTTACAAAACAATTATAATTTGTACGAGGTGTGAATATGAGTATACTTGGATTTATCAAAGACATCGTTATGTTACCTGTTGACATAGCACTTGATGTTACTGGAATAACTCCGGTATCAAAAATTTTACAGGAAGATTGTGATGATGAGATACCGCTTGGGACAGTATCGCGGCTAAAATCGCTGGCAAAAAACCTTGACGAAACTAAGGATTAAACAATGAAATGCTCAAAGTGCAAAAAAGAGCACGATGCATTTGGCGGGCACATATGCGCCGGTAGAACAGTAGCTGCTATAAGTACTGACGCGATAAAATATTGCATAAAATGGGTATCTCCTGAAATACCTAAAAAAGATTACAAGGGAAACATGCCATCAATTGCCCGCGAGCAACTCGCCGCACTCATATCAGAAAACGAAAAGTTAAAGGCGCGGGTGAAGGAGCAAAAAAAACTTGAAGATGGCATGGTTAGAAGTGCGGGGGAAGCACTGATTGCAAAAGATGAACGCATCGCCACGCTCGAACAGCAACTGAATGATGCGCAAAACAATTTACTAAATTGTAAATGTGTGCAGATATATGATGCTGAAAAACGCATACTTGTATGGGTAATCGAAAACAAAAATACTACTATGCTTGACGTAACAGACGTTGATAGAATACACGGTGAATACAAGCAAATAATAGCCAAGCGCGAGGAGTAAACAATGAAAACGTACTTTATATTGCGTAGTCTTAGCAAAAATGATGCGTATTATTCATGGAGGGCGCAGCTTGTTGGAAAACTGTTTAGGGTAACTATTGAGTCTGATTGTCAGCAATATGCTCTTGTCCGGGAGCGCGATTATAGGACTCTCTGTAAACGGTTCCCATCATGTGGGTATAATAGATTTTATTTTCTTAATGATGCTGTATTCATCAAATCTAAACGGAGGAAATCAAAATGAAATGCTCAACTTGCAAAGAAGACATAACCGGCATGGATAGTCACATATGCGCAGGTAGCACGGTAGCAGGTATCAGTACGGATGCGATAAAAAGATATGAACCATATGCAACTGGTACTGAAATAGAAGATTATGGTTGTTTCGAAGATGAAAATGGTAATTACATCAAATACATAGACTATGCCGCGATCATATCAGAAAACTCGCAGCTAAAGGCGCGGGTGAAGTTCCATGAGGAAACGATTGAGCAAGCGGAGCGACGTGGGTATGAATTGGCATGTGAATTTTCGTGTGAAGAAACAAATTATTTGAAATTGAGTCGGTCAGCGATTGGAATGACATACGAACAAGCGTGCGCCGATCGCGACAAGGGTAAATCAAATGGTTGAATACCGTATAAAAAACAAATCCATAATTAAAGATTAGATTATATATTTGACCCGTTTAGGAAAAAACGAAGTGATACCAAGTAACGCAACAATAGCCGAAAAAGCACATGCACTTAGCCGTGAGATGTATGACGGTGGGTGCGCGATATGCGGATGCGCAGGCGTAGAGTATCACGAAATACTTGGCCGTGAGATGCGTAAAATACTTGGAGCGATGGTTTGCCTGATAGGATATAGCGAAATACCGTTATGCAAAAAGCATCACGAAGAATACGAGAAACAGACGCTTGAAAAACAGATAGAGATGCTTCAAAATATATTTTGCAATAGTGATAGGCTGCGGAAAGCGCAACGCGATCAAATGATAGCGTTAAAGCATAGGTGGATGAAGTAAAACTTGACAAAACAGTTGCGAGAGGTTATTATATATACATGAGTTCGACCGATAAACACACAAAAGAGGCCGAAAGGCTTTTTCCCCGCGAGGCGCTATCCTTGGTCGGACTCGGCGCTTCGTGGGTTATTTTATTTTTAGGAGTTCGACCATGACAATCAAGCAAATTTCTGAATTGACAGGCAAAAGTGAACTATTATGAGAATCGGATTTTTTGAAATTAAAGCGCATATCCCAAAGATATTCAAAGAAAAACAAGGGAATGTGTATATATTATTTGATAAATATTTCAAACGTTATAAAATTGGATATACATATGGTACTGTGGTTGACAGGTGTAAACAAATAGCTTCTGCCTCTGGAAGCGAGTATGAAATCGTGTATTATTTTAAAGGATGGCGTAAAAATGAAAAATACTTACATAGACAGTTGGAAAAATATAAATTGAAAGGTGAGTTTTATGCACATGACGAATATGTAAAAAATATGTTTCATTGTTTTGCGCATGGAGTACTTACAGGTGCTGATGCTTCAAAAAATTATGGTGTGCAATATGTTTAGAAAAGTCGCAGATGAGAGGTGGGGAGAAGTGAACTCATATCATGTTGATATTTTGAAAGAAGTTTTTTCGTTGTGATAAATATATGAAAATTACGTTTGTAGTCGATGACAACAAAAAACTCCAGCCGGATACAGAAAAAGATCGGCGTCAATGGCAAACATTGCGGAACAAGAACAGGCCGGGAACTAGAATAAAGTTTGAAATATTTTCGGACAGATCATCGGCACAGCATAGGATGTACCATGCAATGATAGAGTTTGCCTTATTTTCAAGCGAACGACTAAAAACTGAATACCAGACACACGAAGGATTACACAACCATTATAAGTGGGTTTTCTGTTTTGAACGCCCGCATTATTTCCAGTCGATACCAGTATACAAAAATGGTGAGATGACAATGGCGAGCATACCTCTCAGTGAAAGTCCGAACAGTGGGTGCGACAGTGAAACAATGAAAGAATATATGAATTTTGCTATGGACATGATATCGAAAGACACCGGAATACCGTTATTGCAGTTGAAACAAGAATCGGAAAAACATAGGAAGTATGAAGCATGATACAATATAAAACATTGCAATAATATGCTGATGAATACAAAAATGAAACTTCTCGTATGCCAAGAATGACGAATGGTTTATGGTCAATATCTTTTGTAGAATGGTTTTGTAAACTTATGAACGAAAATAATAAATTCGGATCGAGGATGTAATTGTTGACAAAAAACAAGTAATATACTATACTGCAATCAATAAAAAAGTATGAGGTAAAGATGAAAAAGCCAAGGATATTAATTTCAACGCATTACAATTGTTTACGAAACATCAAATCATCTATTGCTGCATATAACCTCGGATATGAACTCGAATTGATAACACAAGGCGACGGTCTCGGCCTTGTCCGCGAACTCATGCACGACCACATCTATAAGTCAATAAGAATTTGGTCAACGCCTTCACAACTTGAAAAATACATGGAAGAGTCAAACGCCGATATAATATGGTGCCACAACGAACCTGATTTAATGACAGTTCTTGCTCACTCACCGAATGTTAAACGCGACCGAATGATAATTCACGATTGCCATGATTTGCCAACGCTTCACCCTGAATATACTAAAAACGAAGAAGTGAATGAACAAGAAATGATATCGATGACAAAAAGCGATATGGTATTTGTTCCGACGCAAGATTACGTTGATATAACAGAAAAAAAATATGGACGAAAAGAAGGCGTTCATGTTTTATATTCATGCGCGCCGAGCGCGTTTTTTCCGAATGCTGATATGCCCCGCGTTAATGGGATGTTGTATTGCGGTCAAATAAATGTTCCGTCGATGGGAAGTCGCCTTGCATATCGTGACGTTGTACCGCTATTCCGGTATTTGACTGCACTAGGAATCGCATCGCACATATACTACACAACTCCAAATATCGACGTAACTCCGTATATTACCGCCGGCGCATGTACGTATGGTGTCCTTAAAATGTGGGCGGCAATACAACAATATACACGATACGACTACGGTTTTGTAGGTAGCAACGTTGAATGTGAGGAAATAAAAATATGCATGCCAAATAAACTTTTTGATTGCATGGCAGCTGGGATACCGCTAATATGTCTCAATGCTGACACCGCCGGAAAGTTTTGTATAGATAACGATATCGGAATATCGGTAAATGGACTTTCAGCATTACAAAATGTTCCATGGGGTGACGTATCGATGTGGGAACGCATGAGAAAAAACGTGCGCGAAATACGGCGAGAATACACGATGGAAAATCAGTTAAAAAAGTTATTTGACAAGGTAGGAATATAAAATGGATATTCGCGAAATACAACGAAAAGAATTACCCGCTGGTTATTACGATGATGCGTATAAATTCTCGTACGATTGGCAACAGTATATAAAACTTGCCGATAAAATGGTTGAGCAAATGAAACTCACCGGCGCAAAAGATAAAAAAATAATTGACGTAGGCAGTGGCGTAGGGTGGTTTACCGACCATTTATATTTCAATGTTTCACGTGAAACATCTGGTATTGATTTCAGCGAAGTTGCGATAATGCATGCCAAGCGTATGTATCCATGCTGCAAATTTATATGCGGAAGTGTGTATGATTATGATTACAGCGGATGTGAAGTTGCTGTTATCATGGAAACGCTCGAGCATCTTGAAAAAGATATTGAGTTGATAGAAAAACTACCACAGGGATGTAAAATATATGCATCCGTCCCGTATGAGCTACAACGAGATTGTGCGGCACACGTGCGAATATTTAACGAAGAAATAGTACGCGAAAGATACTCCAAAGCAATAGATATTATTTCTATCGCGCAAGTTGACCAATTTTTACTGTTTTACGGGGTAAGAAAATGAAAATAAATATAAAATATTTTGCAATTTTATTTATATGCACATTCTTCGTATCGTGTTTTGACGAAGAAAAAAGTAATGAAATATTAAAAGGTGAAACATTAAAATTTGATATGAAACAGATAAAATTAAATAATAATAAAGAAATAAGTGGTAGTTGTTTTTTTGTTTTAGGATTTGGAGGCGGGAGTATAAAAAGTGAAAATGAAAAGTTTTATTTTTATGCTAAAATGGTTAATAATAACTATGTACTTTGTAGTATAGATGTAAAATATGTCATAATAATAGAAGATGGGAGTAATTGCGTAGAAATTGATAGATCAGGATATAATTGTTTTATTAGAAACAGATTTTTAGAGGATAGCATGTTTGAAAGGTGTAATGGAATTAATTCTGTCCATAATCATATGATTATGTTACATGTGCCAAAAAATTCAATAGCTTTTGATTACAAAATAGACTTGAAGGGAAATTAAAATGAAAATAGAAAATGACATTATAACTATCGATAGACAATATAAACTTGAAAACGGAACAATAATAAATAGATTTTCTCACGTTGTAAAAGGGGCAGAAATTGGCGATAATTGCATGATAGGCGAGCATTGCTATATAGCAGGTGGCGTAAAACTTGGAAATGGGGTTCGCGTACAAAATGGGAATAATTTATGGGATGGTGTAGAGTTAGGAGATTATGTATTTATAGCTCCGGCTGTTGTGTTTACAAATCATCATAATCCGCATGATCGACATAACCATAATAATTTTGTAGCTGATAAAACTATAATCGGTGAGCGGTCGACACTATGCGCTAACTGCACAATAATTGCGCCTAAAGTAATTGGTAAAAATGTAGTAATAGGCGGTGGAGCACTTGTGCTTGTAAACGTACCAGATAATGTAAAGGTTTTCGGGCGCGTATGTAAAAACTCATACGCAAGCCTAATACAAAATGGTACTGCAATAAAAGGACGGCTTGATGTAAGCGGTAATTTTTATACCGATTCGAGTAATCAACAATGAATCACGTAATAATAGGACGCGGACAAGTCGGAAATGTAATAAAAGAAAACCTTAAAAGCAAAGCGTCTATACATGACAAAGGCGAGTGGGAACACTTGCACGGGATGAATAAAGAAATCGGCGTACTGCATATTTGTATACCGTATACCGATAGTTTTGTATCGATAGTATGTAATGCAATAGACGTATTTGCACCTGTGGTTGCAATAATACATAGTACGGTAAAGGCAGGAACGACAAAAGAAATATCGTTAAAATGTATTCCATGCAAGTTATTATATTCTCCGGTTAATGGTCGCCATGCCGATAATTTTGCAGATAACGCTAAAAAGTATACGAAACTGTTTTCCGGTAACAAGCATGCTTATGAGCTTATAAAAGATGAATTCTTTTTCAGTACACTTTACATAAACGATAATACCGATCAACTCGAATTTAGCAAACTTATGTGTACGACGCGAATGTACTTTGACTTGGTATTTCAACATGAATTACACGATGAATGCAGAAAACGAGGATATGATTACCACTTTGTATACGACACATGGACGCGGGTATATAACCAAGGAATACGGGAAGAACATAGCAACTGGCAACGTCCTATATACGACTACGTGGATGGTTTACCGGGCGGGCACTGTCTTCGGCAAAATTTGCTACTTGACGATAACGCAATAATTACATATCTTAAAAAGTATGAGGACAATCATGAGAAAAAAAGCAGTTAAAAAAGTATTAAACATTGCAAAAAAGCAAGGTGTATCAACAAAGTCAGGTATGCGTAAATTGAAATCGTGGTATGCTCAATTGCCACACACTGAAAAAGCAAAACATGCATAGCGCATTCACCGAAAAATTCCCGATCGATAAATTGATACCGTATGAGCGCAACCCGAGGCGCATATCTCAAAAAGCTGTTGACAAAACAGATACAATATCGTATACTTATGTTAATAAACCGAATGACATCGGTAAAGGTATTGCAATGAACAATTCAAACCGCTTTTTTTCGAGGTTGCTGAATGCGGCGTTTCCGCATACCTACGCCATGTCATCGTTCGGCAATCTCAAAAACAGGCGGTTTTTATGAACGAAATATCAACTGAAAAAACAATGACAGTGCGGGAAGTTTCGGAAGCTCTTGGGTGTAGTGAACGTGTTGTACAAAAACACTCTTCAGCAATGGGTATAACACGTAACGGAATAGAAACACACCTAAACGACGCGCAAGTAACTGCCATAAAATTACGTATAGAAAAAAGCGGAAGAAATGACCTCGCACACGTATGCGAGCTACCAAAAATCAACACAGAACTTGAAATGCTTTTGATGCAAAAGAAAGTTGATGAATGGAAAGACAATCGAATATTACAATTACAAAATCAATTGAACGTGGCTATTCCGAAGGTTGAATTTTACAACGCCGTTACTGATAGTACGGATGCGATTGATATTGGAGAGGCGGCTAAAGTACTAAATCTTGAATTCGGTCGCAATAAACTATTTGAGTTTTTAAGAGAACAGGGAATATTGATGCATGATAATATTCCATACCAAAAATATATTGATGCCGGATATTTTCGTGTTATAGAATCTCGGTATACTATACCTACTGGGGAAACAAAGATAAGTTTAAAAACGGTTGTATATCAAATCGGGTTAGACTACATTAGGAAACTTGTATCATGAAGACAGCGTTCCCTGACATACCCATAGAGCACATACAATGAGCGATGAAATCGTTAAAAACGTGAAAAAAACGCGTGGAAAGTTGAAACCGTTTTTACCCGGAAATCCCGGAGGACCGGGCAGACCGCGCAAAGAAGATACGATGTCCGATTGTATACGGGAATACCTTGCCGGTGAAGTAAAAATAGAAAGCGGTGAAAAACTTACACGTACTCAAATACTAGTACGCGGCATGTACAAGAAAGCGATATCAGGTGATCCATCTATGACAAGGGAATTGCTTGACAGAGGGTTCGGAAAAGTGGCGCAAAAGATCGAAACGACGAAAAAAGAATCGTTTTACGATATGAGCGAGGAAGAAATAGACACGTATCTTATCGAATATGGCATTGACCCAAAATCAGTCAAATAGAAAGCCGGATGCCGCCTGTTTGCATGATGCGAAACGGGCAGTAATAGCACGGAAAGATGCGAACAAATTCCGCGAGTATGTCATAAAAAACGACAGAGACGGTAAATTCGTTAAACAAGAGCCGTTGCATACGTCATGGGTATCACACATTGAGTATTGCAAGTCTATAGGGAAACATTGCGCCATAATCTCAATGTGGGGGCATGGAAAGTCCGTGCAGGTAGCGATAGCGGAATCGTTGCGAATAATCGGTAAAAATCCGAATGTACGCATAAAGATAATCAATGCGATTGACCAGTATGCAATCGATCGAGTCAAAACATTACGGAATTACATTGAGAACAGCGACCAGTATCATCATGTTTACCCTGATATACAACGCGGTGAAGGTGACTGGACAGCGCATCGTATATACGTGCAGCGTGATAGCATGTCAATTGACCCGACAATAGAGGCGCGTGGGATACTGAGCACTGGTATATCTGGCCGTGCTGACGTGCTTATATTCGACGATCCGGTTGACGTAGATAGCATAACAAGCGAAAAAATACGCGAGAGTGCCCGCATGGCATATCGTAACGTGTGGATGAGCCGGCTGGTAGACACTGGATTTGTGCTTTATATTTGCACTCGCTGGCACGATGAGGATTTGACAAAGGAAATTATAGACAGCGGACGATATAGTGTGCTCATCCAGCGCGTATCGCAGGATATGACTAAGATCACACAAGAACGCTTATGCGGAAAGGAAACGGAAAAGCTCGAAGACCTTGAACCGTGCTCATTTTTCAACACCGAAGCATTGAAAATAAGATACAAGGAAATAGGTGAGGCAGCGTTCAATCGAGGATTCCGACAGATGGGTGTTACTGAGGGCGAGCTTACATTTCGTCATTTTGACAAATGCGTAGTGCGTGGTATCAATGCGCCGCAATCGCAGAACCATTTTGTCGGCGTTGACCTAAGCGGAGAGAAGCGGAAAGGGAATGTTATATGCGTGGTCGGTGGCACAAATGACCTGTCTCAAAAGTGGGTAGTCGATATACAAAGCGGAAACTGGTCATCGCCTGACACAGCTGAGCGTATCGCTGAGGTCTATAAAAAATACAAGCCGCATGTTATTCTTGTCGAAAACAACGCGTATCAACAATCTATCATTGACTGGATGTCAACAAAAAACTATCGCGGGTTGCCTATCATGCCATTTACTACAGGGAAACAAAAAGCGAGTGAGCTTATAGGACTCCCTGCGCTCGATGTGCAATTTGAGCGCGGCCTATGGCAATTTCATGCGCCCGATCACGAGGCAGGATGCAAATGTGCATGGTGTCAATTTGCGCGCGAGATGAAATATTATCCTATTGCCGACACGTCTGATAGTGTCATGGCCTTTTGGTTTGCTGAGCGTGCGAGCGTGCTATATGGTAACGCCGGCGCAGCGTTTAAAGATATTGATCCGATAAAAAACGACGACATACATAAAAAGCAAGTTATATCGAATATCCGTGGTATCGGTCAAAAGCAGTGGTAGCACTTGACAGTTTGCCACTATCTATGATATACTGACAGCATAAAGTAAACGCCTACGGGTTAATCACGCACACATGTTTCGGGTGGTACCGTTGGCTATCTTCCAGTCAAAAAAGAAAACGCAAAATACAGAGACTCCGAAGAGAGTTTCATTCGGTGAAATAGGTTACACGGGTACAAAGTTTTTCAGCGGATATATATCAGACGAAGAATACCTTACAGAATTAAACTGGCAAACTGGGATCACTGTATATGACCGCATGCGTAAAAGTGATGGACAAGTACGCGCAATACTGCAATCAATAATTTTACCGATACTCAATGCACGTTGGTATATAGAGTGCGAAGAGGATAACGACGAAAATACGAAAATAGCGTATGAGCTTGAGCGCAATATATTATCGGGCATGGAAATACCATGGGCTAATACACTACGACAAATATTGTCACATCTTGTTTTCGGTTTTTCTATTTTTGAACGTGTCTACGAGATAAAAGACGGGAAGGTATCGCTTAAAAAGCTTGCTCCTCGTATACAAAAAACTCTACACAAATGGAACGTTGATGAATACGGAATGCTGCAAAGCATTGAACAATATGTAACACGCCCGAACTCAAATACAAAATATATTACAATACCGAATGACAGAATAGTTGTTTTTGTAAATGACATGGAAGGCAGTAATTACCAAGGCGTATCAATACTTCGTTCGGCATATAAACATTGGTACATCAAAGACGAATTATATAAAATCGACGCGATAGGACACGATAGGTTTGCCAGTGGTGTACCGTATGCAAAAGAGCCTCTCGGAGCAGTACAAGGAGATATTTCTCGCGTCGAAACTGTCCTTTCGAATTTGCATAGCCGCGAAAAATCATGGATGAATGTGCCTAACGGGTGGGATATCGGCATACTCGAGAAGACTGGCAGCAATGAATCGATAATAAAATCAATACAGCATCACAACGAAGAGATAGGCAAAAGCGTTCTCGCGCAATTTATTAACCTTGGTACAACTCAATCGGGTAGCCGGTCACTCGGAGAGTCGTTCGAGGAACTTTTTCTCATGTCAATAAATTCCGTTGCTAATAATATTTGCGACACGCTTAATGCAACGGTAATAAAAGAGTTGTGTGAATATAACTACAAAATAAAAGACGGTATGTACCCGAAGCTAAAATGCGGTACGATAATGCTTAATCCGGGCGAATTTGTAAATGCTTTGAAATTGGCAAAAGACGGCGGTATGTTACGCCCTGATATTGACATCGAAAACCACGTGAGGGAATTATATGGACTGCAAAAAGTCACAGAGGAAGAGGAAGCTGAAAGAGAAGGCGAATCAAATAATACTGAGCCTAATAGTGGCGATAAAAATAATAGCATTGATGCTACAGGCAATAATAGTGATATACCTGCAAAAGATAAAACGAAAGATAAAAAAGAAATAGAGTTGCATGAACATAAACTCCGCGAGTATACACGCCGCCGTCAATTATCTGAAATAGAAACAAAGTGCTGCGATATAAGCGTTATTGAAAAGCATTTTTCCGAAGGCGCAGACAGAAACTTAAAAGCGATAGAGAAAATACGCGAGAGTCAAATAGCCGGTGTTGCTCGGCTAGTTGTATCACGTGATCCTGCAGACATACGCGCCCCGGGCGTAGGTGATATGTCAAAAGCGCTTTATGAGCAAATGGTCGTATCGTATGAGCAAGGTAAAAAAGACTTACGCGGTGAACTCAAGGCACAAGTAAAACAAGGTGAAATAAAATTAGCTGAAACACTTGGTGATAGCGATATGCTTAAGGCGATAAAGCGAAAAGCAAAAGCTGAAAGCGTATCTATGGGTAATAAGTTGATAAACGCGGCACTGTGGCATCAAGGGCGTGTTCCGCTCGAATCAACGGACGATGAAGCTGAAAAGTTTATTGCTACTGCACTCGCTGACATTGGCACACGTGATATTGAGCGATTTGCTGCAGCAGCCGCGAACTATGCGTACGGTCTCGGGCGCGAAGAAACGGCAAATGAAAATGAAGACCAAATCGAATACGCCGTGTATAGCAGTATACTCGACGATAGAGCGTGCGAGAATTGCTTACCGAAAGACATGGTCGAACATGAGCTCGACGATCCCGAGTTTGCAACGCCTTCACCCGATTGCCTTGGCGGTGAAGGCGCATGTCGTTGCGTAAATATCTATAAGCTCAAAGGCATGGAAGGCGACTTCGCTACAAAAAGCAAAAGCGATTACGAGAAAGACAAAACTGCAGTTGACGAAGGAACTCTTGACGCTGATAAGATGCGGGAACGATACGAACTACCGAAATATACGGAGCCTGAATAATGTCTAAAATAAAATCGCAGGAATGGATTGAAAGTCTTATGCTCGGAGAGGCTGATCCAAAAGAGGAAATAATGCTTTTCCCTTTCGGTGAATTCTCGCATCCTCGCTATGGGAAAATGACTTTTGACGTTCAGTTTTTTAACGAGGTAATCGATAACTATAAAAATAATGTGCTCGGCATACAGCCGTTTATTGATCAAGAGCATGATACCGGTAAGGCACTTGCGTGGTTTGATGAGCAACCGTATGTACGTCAAGGCGTAGGGCTTTTTATCAAGCCGAAATGGACTCCGCTTGGGAAACAATTACTCGGAGATAAAATATACAAATATTTCTCTCCATGGTTCGAGGATTTCAAGAGTCCTGTTGACGGTAAGGTATATAAAAACGTTTTGCGCGGTGGGGCAGCGACAAACATACCGTTCCTCAAAACAATGCCTGCAATTATTGATGACACGAAACTATCGGAGAAATCCGTTAGCATATCGCTACACGAAATCATCGAAAACGTACACGGTGCCACGGACGACAAATCCAAGGCGCAAACGTCTACGGCGAAAGCCACGGACGAAGAGACCGCACAACGTTTGCATGACAAGGGAGCGAATAAAATACTTTTGGGAGGTGTCTATATGACACTCGACGAAGCTCAAAAAGAGAATGAAAAGATTCTCGCTGAAAGCAAAAAGATATCAGATGAAAATGCAGCGCTCAAAGTGCAACTCGCCGAAGCGAATGCAAAAATTGAATCATCGAAAAAGCTGAGCGATGAAGTCGTTTCACTCAAGCAAAAAATTGTCGGTATTGAAGCCGAAGCTGTTATGTCGAAAGCTCTTAGCGAAGGGCGCATACAGCCGAAGGACAAGGAATACTGGACGAAGCGCCTGTGCGAAACCTTTGACCGAACGAAAGAAGATATCGAACATTTGCCCGTGAGTGTGAAACTCGGCGAATACGGTATGGAAGGTGAAGGCGCAGAAGAAGGCGGAGATCCTGCCAAAATGCTTGATGACAAAGTACGCGCGTACGCTGACGAAAAAAGCGTATCGTACAGCGCTGCTTATGACGTCATCGCACGGAAAGAAAAAGACTTAGTCGCGAAAGTTGCTGCTACGCAATATTCGCGCAGGAGATAATTATGGGAAAGGCTTTTGAAAGCGAACAGATTACAATGTCATGCTATAACACGATGACTACGACTATACAGCCGTATCATTTTGTTAAGCTGTCTTGTACTGCGACGCAAGTACATTCGGTTCGGCTTCCGTCAACGGCTCTGTCGGCACCGACGCTTGGAATATCGCAAGAGGCAATTAATCCATCGACGTATGGACGTATTGCTATCAGCGGTATATCGAGACTCAAGGTCGGCAGTACGGCCATGACGATGGTTGTCACTACGGCAAATCATGTTGCGGCTAATGCCAGCGGCCATGGTATCCGTGTCGCTGCGACTACTACGTACACACAGGCAACGCAATTGTCTAACGCGGCTGCGTCTGATATCACTGCTGTGATACTCACGCCTATGTGCGCAAAACGAAAGATTTAAGGAGATAGCAAAATGGCTATATCAAGAGCAACTGTACAGCCCGTCAATCCTGTACTAACACAATTCGCGATTGACTATACTAATGCCGAGTTCATTGGCGACAAGATTTTTCCGAAAGTTTCTGTCGGCCTTGAAAGCGGCACGTATTACCTTTTCAGCGGGAAAGATCGGTTTACCGTTCCGCCCGCTATGCAACGCGCGCCCGGGGCGCTTTTCCAACGCGGAACATGGAGTGTTTCAAGCGGAACGTATACGTGTCAAGAGGACGCGGAAGAAATTCCGGTCGATAAGCGTTTGCAAAAAACTGCGCTTGCACCTCTCGATCCGTTTCGTGATGCGTCTGAAATCGCTGCATCTCACGTGCTTTTACGCCGCGAGAAACGAATTCTCGATGCGATAACGAATACGACTACGTTTACATCGTATACTACTGCCGTCGCGGCAGCAGATCGTTGGGATGACCCCGGTAGTGATCCTATTCAGTATATCCAAACGATTATGGGTACTATCCGAACGAATTGCGGAAGTCTTCCGAATACGTTCGTGATACCGCTGAACGTTTGGTTTTACCTCATGAACCATGACGTTGTTATCGATCGGCTCAAAAATACCGATGACAAAATTGTCACCGAAGCTATTTTTGCAAAACTTATCGGTATCGAAAACATTCTTATCGCTAAGGCTGTGTATAACAGCGCGGAAGAAGGTCAAACGGTTTCGCTCGCGGAAACGATGGGCAAGTATGCATTTCTTGCGTACGTTGAAAAACGTCCTGCGCTTATGCGTCCGTCTGTCGGTTATATCATTGAATCGAGTGGTTTTCAGGTTGAAAATTACTATGAAAATCAGAGCGATTCTGATATTGTTCGCGCGCGTAATTGCTACACTCTCGAATTTACTGCGCTTGACTGCGGGTATCTGTTGTCAACCGTAATATCGTAAGGAGGTACTATGAGTACTGCAAATTTACGATACAACAAGAATAGCACGTGCATAACAGCGCTTGCAAAAGTTACGACTACCGTGACGATAACTACTGCCTCTACTACAAAAACATATACCGGGTTTTCTACTGCCGGATACGGTAGTGGCGTATTTATCACGCGCGTTGTAGCTAATGCCAGCGCTGCAGCGAAGTGTTACTTGCAAGGTGCTTGTGATACAACTACCTATGCAAATATCGCAACGCTGCATACCGATTTGACAACAACGGCTAATAACAAATGGAAATTTGTTGAGGGCTTGCCGAATTATTGTCGAATCGCGCTTGCCAGTGCTACGACTACAACTCACATGCGGATCGGCGTCAAATGTATACTAAAGGTGATCTAAGGGGGATTATATGTCTGTAACTCAGCTTAGATACAATCGAAAACAAGCGGTGCAGTTGATGCCGTATGTTACGACTAATCTAACGTTTACGACTACGAACACTTGGAAGTACGGAAGTGCTTTTAACGTGGGTGGTTTTAACGTTGGAACTGTAGTATTGAGAACGTCTGCAAATGCATCCGGCGCTTGCGCTGTTGTTTTGCAAGGCGCTGTCGATACTACAACGTATGCAACAATTACGACAATGGATACTGACATTACTACGACTGCGAATAATGTCGGTGCAATTGTTGAGGGATTGCCGCAGTACGTGCGTGTCGCGGTGCGCAGCGGAACGACTGCCACGACGCACATGAAAATCGGTGTCAAGATCATGAAGCAAGTTTGTGTGTAAGAGTATACGGAGGGGTGGATAAATCCACCTCTCCATTCTCTTTTTGGAGATGATATGCCTGTAACGACATATACTGCAACTGCCCGCGTAGAGGCTTACAACAGTAAGCGCAAGTACACTACGTCGAGCAAACCTACATTGACGCAGGTGTCGTATATCATCGCGGATGTTTTTGCGGATATGAATCAACGTATGTCGGCAGTTGGAATATCAGTTCCGGTATCCACGTCTCCGGCAACAAGCGCATCCGGTTTTCTTAAAATGGTTCACTCTATTGGGGCGGCGGCGTTTATCGAAGAGTCTGCGTTCATGGGCGGTAATAAACAGGAAAGTGATCACGTAAACGGGTTAATGAAAAAGTACGAACAGTACATGAAATCAATCGAGACTAATCCGAGTATCATATCAAACAGCATGGCATCTTTTAACTCACTCGAATATTCAGATGTTGACGAACAGCGCGATAGTGAACCATTTGAACGGAGCGTAAACAAATGGTAATAGCTAACATTATTGGTACTCGCCCGCAATACATAAAAGCTGCGTTGATATCTAAGGAATTAAAATCACGCGGGATAACAGAATTGCTTATAGATACCGGGCAGCACTACGATTATAATATGGCTGGTATATTTGCTGAAGAATTCAAATTGAACGTATACAACTTAGGCGTATGCCATAACAATAGCATACAACAAATTTCTGAAATTATATCATGTCTTAATTCGTATTTATCTAGTAAAAAAATTGATGTCGGCATTGTGTATGGCGATACTAATTCTGCACTTTCCGCTGCGATAACTCTTAAAAAGCTTGGAATACCTATAGCGCATGTTGAAGCAGGATTGCGCAGTTATGATGATCGAATGCAAGAAGAGCACAACAGGATCATGATAGATCACATATCCGATTTACTTTTTGCCCCTACTACAACATCGGTAAAAAATCTATCGCGCGAAGGAATGTGCAAAGGAATATACAATGTCGGTGATATTATGTATGATAGTATTATCGCTAGTAATATTGTATGCAAAGAGCCTTGCGATTATATTCTTGCTACTATACATCGCGCTGAAAATACAAATGATATCGAAAATATTATATCAATATTGCATGGATTTGCTTTATCAAGAAAACGTATAATGTTTCCAATGCATCCAAGAATAAAAAAAGCAATTGAAAATATGAAAATTGAAATGCCTTATAATGTTGACGTTATAGAACCGCAAAATTATAGCTCAATGTTGAAGCTGATTGCCGAAGCTGAAAGAGTTATAACAGATAGCGGTGGAATACAAAAAGAATCGTACATACTTGGTACGCCATGCATAACAATACGAGAGTCCACCGAATGGACCGAAACATTGCGAGACGGGATGAACAAACTATGTCCCATTAATACTATTGCAATCGCAAACATGCTGACGGGAAAACGGAATAAGAAAACGCCACAAAAATATTATGGCGATGGTAAAGCATACATGAAAATAATTGATATCATAGAGCGTGAATATGCTTAATTTATCAGTCAAAAACGTTGAAGTGATAAAAGCAAAAATATCACTATTTACTGAGCATATAAAAGACTGGCGTCCTTTGTATGATATTTTCCGCGACGAGTTTCATGCTATTATGCGCGAACAGTTTGCGAGTGAAGGCGCACACGGTGGCGCCGCATGGAAACCGCTATCATCTGCTTATTCGGCATGGAAAGCAAAGCAAAATGTTGGACGATCAATATTAGTATTCAGTGGGAATTTAAATTCATCGCTTGTTAAAAATGGTGATCCGAACGAAGTATTTGAAACTGATAAAACAAGTATGAAAATAGGAACAAGCGATAAAAAAGCTGTATGGCATCATTTCGGTACTCAATATTTACCGGAACGTAAGATAATAAAATTCTCGAAAGAGGACTCGACGCGATGGGTAAAGCAAGCGCATGAGTGGATTATACTGCAATTGCGCGGTGCAGGATTAGGAAAATGAAACATATTGAATACGCCCTACTCGATATAAAGACTGCAATTACCGATCACTTGCAAACAAAATTGACTGCAATACAAACAGAAATGAACACGCTTGAGGGATTTACAATAACGCTTACAGCTCCTATATCAACAGCGTATTATATCCATGAGCTTGCTGCCATAGACCAGATGCCTGCAATACAAATCATTGCAGACAATACAAACGTTGATATTCCCGGTGGAAAATGGAATGACGTAGAACATAAAATTATTGTTGTATGTCATGTAGTTGCTACCGAAGGCCGTGAAGACTATTGCGCAAAACGGGCAATGAGATTTTCGCGCGCGATAAACGAAATAATACTTGACCATCGCACTATTGACGGATCATATATGAACTGGTATGCTACAAGCGTTGATTATAAGCCAATGATGACAAATGGAAATGACATGAAGCAAGAAGTATGGATTAATACCGTAGTTAAGATGATCGAAAACGCATGAGGAGTGCATAACATGAAAAAATACATAGGTGGTCGCTTTATAGGGAATGAGCCGATACAGTTCGGTGGAAGCGGTCGCATTGCCAATCCGGGAGATGTGTGCAGTGAGTTGCCAGAAGACGAAGCGATTGGTCGGCATGATTTTGAACCAGTGTACGAAAATGATGAAGTAAAAATAAAACAAAAATCTCAAAAACGCTCTGAGGAGGAATAACCATGAGCTACTATCCAAGCAATTTAGGCTATATCGGGGTGGCCTCGCAGGGCGCACAGAAGACGACTGCAAAAACTACGATGAAAATGTATATACCGATTTTGTCGGAATCGTTTGCGCCGGAAATCGATGAGGAAGTTCTTGTCGAGGGTGGAAACGGAAAATACAAAAAGACTGCACTTAAAACGCAGCACCGTGAGAAAGTCGGGTTCTCATGTTACGCGCGGCCGAATATTTCGGCGTACATGTTTGCCGCGTTGCTCGGGAAAGATACGGTCGGTGCAGGTGCGGTAACTACTCCGTACACACACACGATAATAATCAAAACAACCGACCTTGCTACGACACCTATGCAAAAATGGTTGACGTTTGACAAAAAGTTTAACGCAACTAATCTATCACGGGTGCGTTCGGCAAAAATATCGTCGATAACGTTGGAAGCAGAAGCTGGCCAGCCAGTTAAAATGACTGTCGAAGGTACTGGGCTTACTGCAGCGATACGCACGACGGTTGCGACTGATACGTATGAGACGGGTAATCCATTCTCGTTTTACAACGGTGTGTATAATGTCAATGCCGCGACTACATCGAATCTTGATATAAAATCGTTCTCAATAAAACTAACTGCAAAAAATGACGAAGGAATTCAAACCGTCGACCTCACACGCCGTGAAATTATCAATCACGAATTTGATGTCGATGTTACAATCGGATTGCAGTACACCGATTTGACGATATACAAGAAAGCAAATTATGGCGCGGGGGCAACGCATACTGCTGACTATAGTGAAGGCAGCGTGTATATCAATCTCAACTACGGTAGCGGTGTATCTCGTCGCCGGCTGAAACTAGATATACCGAAAGTGCATCTGAAACCGCATGCGATACAAAACGATCCGGCAGTTAAAACGATGGAACAACCGTATAGCGGGATTGCATTTAAACTCCCGACTACGGAACTCGTTACCGTTACGTGTTGGAACGCTATTACGACTACGTTGCCGCTGTAGGATAATAAAATGTCGATACCGTCAAACACTGGATACATGATGCTCGCAAAACAGACGGCGCAAGGCGTTGTCGCTACCCCGTCTATTGGTATTGCGTATCTCGATGATGGCGCGAATATCGCGATGGATTATCAGTTCCAAAATAACGGAGAAGATATTGCAGTAAACGCAATAAAAATGAAACACACGGAAAAATTCGCGTGTGGAGTGAATGCAAGACCGGATACTATTGCGTATTTGCTTGCATATATTCTTGGCGCTGATTCTGTAGCAGGCGGTGGCGATCCTTACACGCATACGCTCACGCGCGCGGACTTAGGCCGTCCATGGCTAACATTTGAGCGCGGATTAAACGCGACATTACAACAGCGATTGTACGACTGCAAAATAAGCAAACTATCACTATCCGGTGTTGCCGGGCAGCCGATAAAAGCGGCGATAGAAGGTGATGCGCTTGGCGTTGTACTTCGGACAACGGCTCTCACCCCGACCTATGAGAGGCGGGAGCCGTTTTCTTTTTACGATGGTAATGCGCGATTTTCTTATGCTGGTGTAGTCATAGATACGATCAAAAGATTTCAGATCGATATGACTGTCGATGCGCTTGGCGGATTGCAAAACGGAGAATACGAAGTTGTTGATTTGCCGGACTTCTCTTTCAACGTTGATGTGCAGCTCGAGTTTTTTCCTGACACGTTTACAAACTGGAAAAACGTTGCGTATGGCGGTGGAACTGCACGTGCTGAAAATATCTATACGGCGGCACTCGATTTCGACTTCCGATACACTGAGAGCGCGGCAGATGATAGACAACTCAAATTTGCGATACCGTCTATTATGTACAAAAGCATCGGCGGAAATACGCTTACATCCGGGGCAGGAACGATGACAGAAAATATCGCTGGTGTAGCGCAAAAACTTGCGACGACCGAGTTGATTACGTATACTGTGAAAAACAGCCTTGCGGCTGATTTAATTTAAAGTAAGAGGAGAATATTATGCCACTCGTAATGAAAGAATTTTTGACCCCGGACGATCACATTGAGGACTTAGACGGAACGAAGTATATCATAACGGCTGATATACCACGTGAGATATACGAGAAGTTTTCTGTCGTCATTGAAGAAACTTCGCAGTTAAATTCCGGTAACTTCACTGCCGAAGAATTTAATAAGGCTCTTGACAATGCTAGAGGAATAACAATAGCAATACTATCGATAAAAAACGACGCAAGCAATGTTGAAAAGTTTATTAATGGAATGAGCCTTAATGCTTTTATACCGGTATTTAAATATATCGGCGAATACCTCGCAAACTCTATCAGTGGAAAAAAAAAATAAGGCTTAAGAATATTATGCAATTAGTAAAAGAATACAACGGAGCGATAACTTTGCGAGATGTACTTGAATCGCATCCCGTGCTTGAAAGCATAATGCTCGAATTGCATGATAACGAAGTATCTCGAATAAATAGAATAAATACTCAAGGCGAAGCATTGTCTATACAGCGTAGTATGAGAGGACGCTAGTGGCGACCGTTGAAGAATTAGTAATAAAAGCAAATGCTGATACCATAGCTGCGCAGAATGGATTAAATCAACTTAATAAATCATTATCAAATATATCAGATCAAAAGCCAAAACAAGAATCGTTTTTACAATCAATGCAAAAAAACTGGGCGCTTGTTGCCGGTGGTGCGTTTGCCGCATATCAATCGCTAAAAGTTGTATTCGATTTTATGAAAGAATCCGTGCAGGCGGCCGCGGCACAGGAAAAAGTATGGGCTGAGCTTGCCGGTGCGATGCAAAAGATTGGTGTATATACAGAAAAGGCGATGCAACACAATAAGGATTTTGCATCGTCAATGCAGCTTATGGCGGGCGTTGCTGACGATGAAATAAATAAAGTACAAACTCTTTTTACTAGATTCGGCGTTAGTGGTGAACAGCTTGATGCGCTAACAAAAGCAACAATCGATTTTGCGGCTGCTACTGGGCGCGACTTAAAAAGTGCCGCTGATATGGTATCACGATCGATTAATGATACCGGAGAAAATGTAGGTCGTTATAAAATAGGAATAGATGGTGCGGCAGGCAGCACAGAAAGAATGACAAGCATCGCAGCAAATCTAAATAAGCTTTTCGGCGGTGCGGCGTCTGCGGATATGGAAACGTTTGCAGGTAAATTGAGACGTGTGCAGGTAGCCGGTGACGATTTAAAAGAAACATTTGGAATGGCAATGATGATAGCATTAAAGCCGTCGATGGATCAAATGCTTAAATTTTCTACAGCGAAAGATACTATTGACGGTGTATCTATGGCAGGCCGTGGGGTTGTAGTAGTTTTTGAAATATTGAGACTCATAATGAATAATATCACGCTTGTATTTCGCGCGTTTGGCACTATCGGATATGCTGCGTTTACTTTGATAAAAGGCGCGGTTGACGAAGTAAAAAAAGTTATACAGCCGTTCGCAGATACAGCTAGAAAAGCATTTGATAGCATAAAAAATGCTATAGCGCCTGTTGTTGATAATTTGAAACAAGTCGGCGCTGAGAATTTGAAAAATGCTGATTCTATAATTGCTAAAAACCCTATACTGAGTGAAGCTCTTAATGTTTTGAAAAGTGGATTTATCGGACTTGGTCAAGGAACTGTAGAGGCGTATCAGAATGCTGGTGTAGCACTTGTAAATTTATTTAATGAAACAACCGTTCAATTGCAAGTACAAAAACAACAGTTTCAGGAAACTGCGGAAGAGGAAGTTGATGCACTCGAATTAATTACACGGTCATTCACAAAGAATCAAAAGAAAATGTTTGAAGATCAATTAACATTTGCTAAAAGTGCTACTAGTGGAATAACAAATGTATTTTCGAGCATGTTTTCGACGTTAATAGAATCTAATATGAACTGGAAAAAAGCAGCTATATTTGCAGCCGCATCAATGCTTGAATCTATAGGTGATATGATAGGTAATTTTTTGGCCGCTGAGGGTGCAAAACATTTGGCTATTGCGATAGCAGAAACGATAACGCTTAATCCGCATGCTGGGCTTGAGTATGCTGCCGCCGGTGGACTCGCCGCCGCTGCAGGTGTTGTGAAAGGGCTCGCTTACGGTGGAGCTGCCGCTATTCGAGCTAATAACGCGGATGCAATGGCCGACGGTGGTATGATTACTGAGCCTGTGCGCGGCGTTGGTGCAAGCGGACGTCAATATACGTTCGGAGAAAATGGAAATGAAATGGTGTCACCGCAAAGCAATAGCTACGGTGGAAGCACAATAATAATACAAAATATGACAGTCGGAAGCGGAGCGACGGCAGATGATTTTCTTTTTCAACTTGCCGAAGCTACCGGTTCGCGATTACTAGGGAGATGACAAAATTCCGACACAAGAAAACATCCAGATCGATCATCACCACGACACGGCGTATAACAATACTCCGTTGAACGCAATCGGCGCAACGACATCGACAACATTGCGTACAGTAACGGCGTATGACGATACCAATTGCAAGCACGTTCGAAAATTCGGCGTGCCTGTGACCGCGCTTGATGTAACCGACATGGAAGATCCGGGTGATGCAAATTTAACCGTTACGTGTTACGCGGCAGATGGTACGGTGCTCGGCAGCCGTACAGGCGGGGGCGCGTATGTAGATGGCGCTGAACTTGCTGTAGCGCAACAATATTATTTGAAGTTTGCGGCGGCTGGTGGGGCGGTCACGCTTAACACTTTCGGCCCGGTATACACGGTTACACATGACGGCGGTACGACATCGTGCGATATTGATAACTCCGAAACAATAGCAGACGGTAAGTATAAGATATATTATTTCAGTTCTACGGGTTCATCATATTATGATTCAGCTTTGAAGTATGGCGGTGAGCGAGATACTGAAACGGGAACGGCGGCAGCTCCATATCGAACGATCACGGCGGCACTTGCGGCACTTGGCGGTGCGTTTACTATCGTTACTGTATTAGACAGCGAAACGTACGATGAGGAGTTGACTATTTCCGGCGCTTACACGCTACAGGCCGCGCTCGGGCAAACTCCGACTATCACATCGGGCATAGGCGCACGTGTCACACGCGAGGTCGCGCACGACGGTAACGATAGCGATACCGCGTACGTAAGCAAACTCGGTGACGACGGAAACGCGGGAACATGGCTTGAGCCGTACTTGACAATCGGGGCTGCAATAACTGGTATCGGAGCGAGAACTTTTATAAATATAAAAGATAACGGTGATTATAACGAGTCGATAACATTGCCAGCATCAACAACAATCGAACCGATTTATGGAAAATTGCCAACAATGAACCATACTACGAATGTATGGCCTAATGGAGTTATAAACAGAGGAAACGATTCAAACGTTTATGGATTAACTTTAAATTTACCAGTAGTGAATCATGGAATACATGGCGTTGCCAACGGTGGAATAATAAAAGATAATACGATCTCAAATGTATCATATGGAATATTTTGTGAATCGACCACAAGCATAACTATAAAAAACAATATTATATATAATTCCACGAACGGCTGCATAGTTATGGTTGTTAGCAATACGTCTGGGGAAATATCAAAAAACATATTGCATGACTGTCCATACTATGGGATATATTTTGGCACAAATGGAGCTGGAGTTACCTGCTCAATAGATATAATAAAAAACACATTATATAGTAACCAACATGGAATACAGGTTGGAGCAAGTGCTTTTACGTATTCAGGCGACATAGACAATAATGTTTTTTATAACAATTCAGAAGGTATAAATATAGGAAATATTACAGCATGCACGGGGACAATAAATAAAAACATTTTTAGATCAAACACAACTGTTGCTATAAATTCAGAAGAAAACATAACATTAAATTATAATTGTTTTTACGGAAACACTGTACAGTTTTCAGGGGCTGGAGTAAAAACAAATAATAATGAAATTACAACTGATCCTTTGTTCATGTCATTAACAAGCCCATATAATTTCGCGTTGAAAATAGGATCACCGTGTTATAAACTTGACGGCAGCGAAAATGATGTAGGTTTAGTACTTGGAAACATCCTCATATCATCGTCAACTGTAACAATAAACGGATTTATCATTGACGGTCAATCGAAATATAACAACGCGATATACAAAACCGGTGCGACGGATTATACCGCACTAACTGTCAAATGGTGTACGATACATGATTACCAAGGTATTGCTATCGACGATTACAGCGGAGCAAATACTACTTCTACAATATCAAATAATAAAATATATGATAATGGAAACGGAATAAAATTTACATACGGCGGTAATACATGTTCGTATAATATAATATACAATAATACAATTTACGGAATATATTCTGATAGAACGGTTCAAACGTTCGACCATAATGTATTTTATCTTAACCAATACGGAATATATTTATATACAAATAGTTCAGGTATAATAGTCACAAATTCTATATTTATATCGAACACTTTGTACGGAATATATTCTAACGTTACAGTATCGATATCATATTGTGATATAACAGATGCGTACAATTCAAACGTTATAATATCGCCGTACTCTACGTATCATAATATCACTGATAATCCGTTGCTAATGAGTATCGTACCGGGCAGCGAAGATTTTAACATCAAAACAATATACGCCGGATATATTTTAAATTCTCCGTGCATGAATACCGCCGATGACGGATACGATATCGGCGCATATCTCATATCACGATCAATTAATTCAGATGGATGGAAAGAGCATCGGTTTACATACAATCCGCGCATAGTCGATGAAAGCTATATCGGTATCGACGTAAGCAGATTCGAAAGCGCACAGGGAAATATTGATTCGTTCGCCAAGGCGCACAAGCGCGTTTTTGCATTGAAATTTGGAAACATGCAATACATGAACGAGACCGACAGGAAGCGCATGTTTTACTTCTTGTCCGATATAACAACGAAGCAAAATGATTTGACAAATGAACAGACACGGCTACGGTTGCACTTTTTGCCAAGTCAAAAAGAAGAAACAGGTACGGCGGGCGTAGTGAGCGCAACAGCAAAAACGCTGACGGATACATCGCAAACGTGGGTAGAAGATGAGCACAAAGGTTTCTGGTGCAGCGTAAAGGCCGTGAGTGGCTCGACAAACATGTCTATAGTCGGTGCGACGAAAGTGTGCACAGTAGCCGCCGCCGGATGGACGGTTGACGCATGGATCGGATACTACCTGTGCATATACACCAATAGCAAAGTGCACTATCTGTATATCACGGACAACGACGCTACCACGATAACGGTGAGCGATCCGAACGGATACGTCGATAACCAGACAAATATTTCGTGGAGTATCGTCAAAAATTATCGGATATTAAGTAACACTTCCACGGCATTGACGCTCGAGGACGATTACGCGGAGCTTATCGCAGGTAGTTCTATCGCGTATCATATCGATTTTATTGTGTGTCGAATAGCAAGCAACTCAATTGCGTACGCACAGCCAAGATTTTATAGACAACAGGAAACGTGGAAATGTGGTAGCGAGCTTACGCTACAGGAAGAATAACCATGACACCGCAAGTATTAATACTCAATAGTCAAATTGATTTGTACGCCCTTGAACATGTAGAGCAATTAATCGACATATCTGAAAGTAAAACGTTTCAAAAGTCGAAATTACTTGACAATAAACTATCGTTACAAGTTAAAAACTTTGACGATTTTTTCTCTATTGAGAATCCGAAAAGCATATTTAGCGGTATAAATTATCTGTACCAACCGTTTGTTATAATCGATTCGCGCGGTGTAACAATATGGGATGGAATTATAACAGACATAAAACGAAACCACGCAAATAAAAAAGCAACGATAGAAAGTCAATCGTATGTATCAAAATGGAATACGTACACCGTAGAGTATAATTCATCAGATTGGGAGACACCCGCAAGCGCGATAAAAAATATATTTACCGCCTATTCCTATACTCAATATGATGCAGCGTCACTGCAACAGGCAATCGATACGCTGACAGATAATTCATGTTTATGCAAAGTACACATAAGCAAGAGCGACAATCTAACGTTTTTTCAGGCAATTGAAAAACTATCTGAGTACGCGTGCGCGTATGCGTATACAAGCAAAGGTAAAATATTTGTAAAACATTATTCTAGTTTTAGCGGTGGAGTAAGCATAACAATAAACGAAAAAGACATCATAGACCCACCTTCAGTGCATCTATTATCTTCTGACATTACTAACGATTACAGTATAGGATACGACGGAGACCAACAAGTAAGCGTAACGGACGCTACAGCAAATAATATTGCAAGTGTAAGTCGAACTAGATACGAAACGCACAGCTTGCCGGAAATGAATAGTAGTGGTAGCGGGCAGATAACGTTTAAAGATGCGGTAAGTGCAACGTATATCGGTGAGTGTTATATAAATAGATCACACTATAAGCTATCGACTAACCCGCGACCGTTATATCAGATCGATTTCTCGATACCGTATAGGTTTTTAAGTTATGTAGACCTCGGAACATATTTTTATCTTAATTTTTCTGATGAAGGATGGACAAATAAAATATTTGAAACGTTTTCGATAAAAACAAATATAAAAACGCAGAAAATAAATATAACAGCTGTTGAGGTAAATTTATGATAATCCAAGGTGGAGTAGATAGCCAAGGAACACAACACACGTTGTCAAATGCCGCGAAGGTTTGGGCTATAACAACAGGGGCAAGCAATACGACGGTAACTGTACCGCCGATAGCTGAAAATTACGGAAATTATATTGACGTGATGAAGGCGGACGCGGGTGCTGGATATGTTACCGTTGATGGTAACGGATCTGAAACAATAAACGGTGTTGCAAATATTGTCATCGAAAAACAGTATTGCGGTTTACGTTTGTACGGCGCTGCGAGTGAGTGGATCGTAGTCGGCACAATCGGCGAATGCGAGATACAGACGATAGGCACGGCGATCGAGTTGGTGTACACATGGACAAAAGATTTTACAACAGACGGAACATCTCCGGATGCATTTGATCACGGTATACCGGATTACGATAAAGTTATTTCTGGATATGCAATAGGAAAATCTAGCGCGTCTAATTACTATCCGTATGCAATATTTAATACATCCTCCGAGAGTTTTTATCTAACTCTAAATAGCACCCAAGTTTCAATAGTTTACAGTGCGGCTATAAATAGCAAACGGGTATGCATTACACTTAAATACTACATATAAGGACACAGCATGGAATCGTGGCTTGTATCACTCATCATCGCGCTTGCAAGTGGTGGAAGCGTAATCGGGGTAGCATCGTACATATCGCAAGGAATTAAGCGTGATGTAAAAAAAGAAATCGACTATTTCGTGCAACAATTTAAAATCGTAAATGATACAGCACAAAAAACAAACGACGAGCGTAACTCGTTGATAATGAGACAGTTAGAAAGCATGGCTGAGGCGATAAATAAAGTTGTCGCGATAGAAAAGGAATCATCGATGACAAAGGAAATTTTATTTACTCACATCGAGGATAACAAAAGGTCAATAGAAAGAATACATGATAGAATGGATAAGGCGGTTTAATATGGCAGAGTTTATAACATCATTGTCACTTATTATGGAACTTGAATCTCGCGTGTGGTCTATATCGCGGCTTGATTTAGGAAAAGAAACGTATGCCGGAATATCACGTGTTTATTGGCCGAACAATCCAATATGGATACGAATTGACGCCATAAAAAAAACAATATCAGACCGACTAGGCAGGACAGTTACAAATAGCGAATGGAAAGAAATATCTGATGAGCTTGCAAAAGATAAGGAAGTTCAAAACATGGTGGATTTGTTTTATGAAGATTGGTGGAATAGAATGCGGTTAACTGATATCAAGTCAAAAAAAGTAGCATTTTTTATATTTCAAGCATCGGTAAACTTTGGGGAAGAAAAAGTAGCACGATGGGCGCAACAAGTATGTGTTACAAATGGGAAGATAGTTGATATTGATGGGAAAATAGGACAGCAGACTATTGGCGCAATAAATTCAATACCGGAACAAGACTATATAACTGATATTGCGATAATACAACGGTATCACTATTTGTTATCTATTGTTGATAGACCCGATCAGATCGGCAATAAGGCCGGATGGGAACGTAGAATCAAGATGTCTATTTAAGGAGTTATATATGGCAGGAAGGAAATTTATATTTGCAGTAGGAGCTTTTTTACTAATGTTCATATTGTTGTGTTTTAGTATATTCTCACATCGTGTTTCAGAAAGTATTATAAATCAGATAATAGTGGCGATTATGGGTATAATAATCGGATATATGGGAGCAAATGTCGGGACGTTTTTTGTATCGTCACGTGGAAAAAAAAATGAGCCTCAGTGATATTTTTATAAACATAAAAAAGTGGAGTATTTATGTTATCATTTTTATTTGTGTTAGTGGTGGTATTTTTATTTTGGGTTATATGGTACGTGGGTGGACGACACCGACATTAACTATTGGAGAAGGACAAATTGTTGAACGGACGAATATCATCTATCGACCTATTAATATTAACGGGAATAGCGGCTGCGCTGATATTATTGGGCGGTTCAATGGTCTGCTTGCTGATTATCAACTATTTCTAAACGCTGTTCCGACCGTATACAACGTTACGCCTGATAAGATATTTTTCCAGTTACATACGCAGAAGTATTCATTGTCGTATAAGTATAACGATAAGCTAAAATGGTCAGTTACACCGTTTGCGTATGCAAGGACTGTTTTGTCTCCTCCCGCGCTATTTTACGGAGGTGGGTGTGCAGTTGAGTACTTTGGAATAACTGGACTACTGCTTGCGGATAACCAACCTTCATTGACGTTAGGAATAGGATATCGTATACTATTACCATACAGTGCCGATTACTAAAAAATTACCTTGACAGATACCATTTTTATGAGACGGCTTTGATTTGCTACTGGAGCGGAGAAAACAGCGACATCATGTCTAACCATTGCCAGTCAAACTATGATTTCAAATCGACGATATACTACAAATACATCATGCAGGATGAGTATTTAGAGCGGCACGTGATATGCCGGTAGCACTACGTTTTTTTAGTATATTTTTTGCATTGTAATATTTTGACAAAACTATGCTGCTTGCAATCATTTTTGCAATTGTCGCATAGATAATTTACAGATTTCCGATACTCAAAATTATCGCAATTTTTGTACGTGCATGGTTTAGGATCAATATCACGCTGGCAGAGATGGCATAGCTGAGGATAGTCCAAAAATACCCCCATTTTTCCAAGGGTTTTTGATGGTAGTTTTTCAAAAACTGGCCTATCCAGAGTTTTTTCGGCTTTTCCGTCAAACGGTAAAGGCAAGTCGTTTTTTGTCATTTTCATGAGCATTGCCCCTGTTTTGCAAGTTTTGTTTCCGCATCATGTACCCGCTTTACCAGCGCGTCAAGCTGTTCGGTTGCTTTGATAGTTAGATTACAATCATCGATTGGAGCACACAATGCTATACATTTTTTTATCTCGTCTGTTTTTATATCTTCACTCATTTGATTTACCAGTACAATTTTTAATTTTATTATAAAAATCATTTACTAATTGCTCAATATTAATTTTTTCCATAAATATTTTATTATACGATTGTTTATATCTTTCTGTTTCATTTTTTAGAAAATTTATAACTCTTATCAATTCGTCAAGTTCAGCCGTGGCGTTGGCAGTGAGTTTATCGCTTCCAAGCGGTTTGTCATACGGCATACATATCTCTATACAGCGCTGGATATTGTCGGTTTTTATTTCATTCATGGTTTAATCCATAAAAATAAACCCGGCGAACGAGCGTGTCAACGGCAAAGAAGATACTGCCCGCCCGCCAGGTTTTTTTATTTTTTATTTTTGCCGTTGACATACGATTAATATACGATATCTTACGGCAAAGTCAAGCGTATAAAATACACGTTTTGCATAGTAAAAAATAGGCTAAAAAATACAACGCGTTGTGATGAATTTTTGTTGTATTTTATGTTGACTTTTTGTTAACTCTATGTTATATTATATCTATGAGATTGAGATTAACTCGATCCCATAGGAGACACGAAATGAAAAGGATCAAAACGGTAAACGGAACTGTCGAATACAATGAGGACGACAACGCCTACATGGCGGATCAGGGAGGACAGTATCGGATAAATGGGAAATTCATAACCGGAAAAAACAAGGGTGATAACGCTTATGTATGTTGGGATACGACCGCAGAATGGAACAAAGCGCAAAAAACTTACAAAGAATTGTGGAGAAAATATACGAACGAAGGACTTGCGGAATCTGAAAAAGAAAATATGTATGATGCAGAAAGTTATATACAAGACGAGAGTAACGCTTGCGATTGGGATAAAAAACCTTACGTGCTGTAATTCATCGCCCTTCACCTCGGACACCGCGTCCGGGGGATGGGGCGGGGCATTACCCGCAAGGAGTTTACCATGGACGCAAACAACACGATCTTCTCAAAAATCATCCGCATCCTAAAAACATGCACAATCGAAAACGCAAAAAGCGAGTTGCTCAAAATCGGATTATCGTATACCGACGACGAAATCAGCGAATTCAAAAATCGTTATGCGAGGGAATAACATGTATACATACATATACAACATAATTACCGAGCGCGCTGAGTTGATACGCATCATGCGCCATGCGCTACGTGTTACGCCGATCGACCGCACGCATGTACAAGTGCACCTATCAAAACCGTTGCATGAGGTGGCATAATGGATACTATAGGCGTAACAATAAAAGAAAACGGAGAAACGGCGTATATCAATGTAGATATTGATGACAACGCAGATCCGATAGCAGTACGGTATCATAACATGACTCCGGGGATAAACTATCTCGCTGAGATATGCATACCGAAATGGCTACAGGCGGTAGTGATAGAGTCGTACTATGATACCATCATGCGCCGGTATAAAGAATGGCTTGCAGATGAGCCGGAAAGAATTGCTTGTGGTAAAGCGGGAGTATAAACGATGAAAGAGAAAGAAAAATACACGCACATGCGCGTAAAGAAAACGATTGTTGCAGATCTTGAAAAGATAAAAATTCGTACGGGTGGAATATCAAAAACTTGGCATTTGAATCATGCTGCAGAAAAATATATTGAAGGGGTAAACAATGGCTACAAAAACAAATGAAGTGCCAGTAGAGCGTGTGACAGCGTTGACGGCGAAGATCGAAGAGGCGATAGCTAATCCAGTTGTAAAGGAAAACTTTACAACTGAAAAAGCAATCGAGCCGGTGCGCGATGCCGCTGTGCCTGCGGTTAAAGTCGACGCCGAAATAATATCGAAGCTCGTGCTTGACGGCGACGTGAGCAAAATGTCGGCTTTGCAAAAGGTAGAATTCTATAATGGCCTATGCGGTGCGCTCGGCCTCAATCCTTTGACACGTCCTTTCCAGCTGATAAAACTGAACGGAAAGGAGGTATTGTACGCGGCGAAAGATGCAACAGACCAGCTGCGCAAGCTGAACAGCGTATCAGTTATAGAATCTACGCAACGCATCGAAAGCGATATCTGTACCGTGACGGTGAAGGTGATCGATAAAACCGGGCGTATGGATTGCGAAATCGGAGCGGTGAACGTTGCAAAATTGTCCGGCGATGCGCTTGCTAACGCCATGATGAAGGCAAATACGAAGGCCAAGAGACGCGCTACGCTCTCGATATGCGGGCTAGGCGTTCTCGATGAAACGGAACTTGAAACGATACCCGGAGCGATAAAGAATATCACGCCGACACGAACAGAGGAAACGCCGCAAGCGCATCACGAAGATCCGCCGCAGGAAGAGCGCAAGCCGTTACCAGCGCATGAGGAGTCAACGATATTCGACAGATCTGTTCAATGTCCATTCCGAAAGTCAACGTCATTCGGGAAGCGATGGGATAGCATGAGCGATGAAGAGTTATCACGAACGCTTGATTGGCTTGACAACACGTACAAAGGAAACGGACGCGTAGAAATGATAGCGGCAATTGAAAAGATTTTGATAGACCGCGAGAAAGAAAACGTACCGCTACCACTGGACGACAAGCTTGACGAGTACGATCCAAAAGTTGACCGATTCGTAAACGATCCGAAACCCGGTAATCTAATATGACGACAATACACAAAAAAGAAAACAACAGATGCGATGGGAAGCGATGTGTCGCAGTCGTAAAAAACAAACGCGCATGTCTGGCAAAAAGTAAGATAAACTCGTATACACTGGCTTTTGTATGCACGTTACCACGCGGTCATGATGGTGATCACATAGCATGTTGCTACGACAAACACGATATACACAGGTGGGAAAATAAAAAAGGAAGTGCAAAATGAGTAAATCACTAATCAACATCGGTAAAGACATCACCGATAAATTTGAAATGCTGAATGAGCTTTTGACGAAAGAGTGGGAAAGCGAAGAGGAAAAGGAAATCTTTGCCGCTGAAATAGTCAAGAGCATTGTCGGCGACGAATCATCTTTTGTTCAAAAAATATCGAACATTCAAGAGTTTCTCGCGCGCGTGGAGTTTGATAAGGAACGCGCAGCGGAGTGGGTGAAGGATATTGAGCGTCAGAAAAAAATAGCTACAAACATGCAAAAGCGCGTCAAAGAATATGCGCTGTATGTTTTGAAAAACGTATGCAGTAAAATTGGCGGTAAGGCAGTTGACAATGGTACGATAAGCATATCATACCAGAACCAAGGTGCAAAAGAACGTGTCAAAATAAAAGACGAAACACTTATTCCATTTAAGTATTTTGATCACGATGTGACGTTTACAGTACTGGAAGAAAACAAAGAAGCCGCAATCGAAGCGCTCAAAGCAATCGGACTTATGCCGCACAAAATTGAAAAGTACGTGAATAAAGATCGGCTGCTTATCGCGCTACAAAAAGGCAAAAAAATAGAAGGCGCTGAAAAACTTCCGCAGGATGAAGGAATACGTATCAAAAATATTTTGCCGAAAGCGTAAAAAACAGAAGTAAAGTGGTAGGAGTATATGCATGGGGAAAAAAACCGCAACGCTTGACCGCCTTGACGCCATGGCGAATACCATGATGCTGTCAGTTCTACGTGAGCGTAAAAAATATGAGGACGACTTAACGCAAGCCGCGCAGATATGTGAGGCGCAAGTGCAACTTGTCAAGGAGCTCGCGCAACTTATCGGCGAGCACGGATGCAGTGAGCAAAAGCGCATGGCTAATGTAATGTTTTGCAAGCATAAAAACAAAATGAAGTTGTTAGGAGTAGTAAAATGAAAATAAATCTATGGTATGAAAATGAAGGATGGAAACTTGTTGAATGCGATGTCAACAGCGATGAATTGAAAAAAAGAAATATAAAAATATCACCGTGTGCCGACATCAGAGCGGGTGCCGTCATCAGAGTGGGTGCCGTCATCAGAGAGGGTGCCGTCATCGGAGAGCGTGCCGACATCAGAGCGGGTGCCGACATCGGAGCGCGTGCCGACATCAGAGCGGGTGCCGTCATCAGAGTGGGTGCCGTCATCGGAGCGGGTGCCGACATCGGAGAGCGTGCCGACATCGGAGAGCGTGCCGTCATCGGAGAGCGTGCCGACATCAGAGAGGGTGCCGGCATCAGAGAGGGTGCCGTCCT